AGGATGGTATGGATAAACCAAAGACTGAATTAGCCTTTAGAATACCTGCATCTAAGATTACCAAAAAGAATATGTATGAGACTGTGGATGATGAACTTACAGGTCTTGATACAACTATTGACTGGAAGAATACAGATGATAACTCTTATGATGGGGAAAAACTTTTACTTCTTGTTCATGATGAAAGCGGTAAGTGGATAAAGCCAAATAATATTTTAAACAACTGGCGTGTAACTAAAACTTGTTTGCGTTTAGGGAGCAAGATAATTGGAAAGTGTTTGATGGGCTCTACCTCAAACGCACTCGATAAGGGAGGAAATAACTTTAAAAAGCTATACGAGGATTCTAATGTAGCTAAGCGTAACTCTAACGGACAGACTAAAAGTGGACTTTATAGTTTGTTTATTCCCATGGAGCTTAACATGGAAGGGTTTATTGACTTGTATGGTCAGCCTGTACTTAGAAGACCTTCTGAGCGTATTAAGGGCGTTGATGGTCAGTGGATTAAAAATGGAGCTATAGACTACTGGGAGGCAGAAGTAGAGTCGTTAAAGTCTGATGCGGATGCGCTAAATGAATTTTACAGACAGTTTCCAAGAAGTGAATCTCATGCGTTTAGAGATGAGAGCAAGGCTTCGTTGTTTAATCTTACCAAGATATACCAGCAGATTGATTATAATGATTCACTTATTTTGGAGCATCACTTAAACAGAGGTAGTTTCCAATGGCAGAATGGTATAAAAGATTCAAAGGTTATTTTTGTCCCAGACAACAAGGGAAGGTTTTTAATAAGCTGGGTTCCCTCAAAGAATTTACAAAACAGAACAATAGAGCGCAATGGACAAAGATATCCCGCTAATGAGCATATTGGCGCATTTGGTTGTGACTCTTATGATATATCTGGAACTGTTGGTGGTGGCGGTTCTAATGGAGCGCTTCACGGAATGACAAAGTTTAGTATGGAAGAAGCTCCATCAAATGAGTTTTTTTTGCAGTATGTGGCTCGACCACAGACAGCTGAGATATTTTTTGAAGAAGTATTGATGGCGTGTGTTTTTTATGGTATGCCTATTCTTATAGAGAACAACAAGCCTAGGTTGCTATACCATTTTAAAAATAGAGGATATCGACCTTTTTGTTTAAACAGGCCAGACAAACATTATTCAAAGTTGTCAAAGACAGAGAGAGAGTTGGGTGGAATACCTAACAGCTCGGAAGATGTAAAGCAAGCTCACGCCGCAGCCATTGAATCTTATATTGAAAAGTATGTAGGATTGGATTTTGGAGGCACATTTAGAGACCCTGACGAGATGGGTTCTATGCTGTTTACCAGGACGTTAGAAGACTGGGCAAAGTTTGATATTAATAATAGAACAAAGTATGATGCCACTATTAGCTCAGGATTGGCGATTATGGCAAATCAAAAGCACTTATATCAAACAGAAAAAAAACAATCAAAAATAAAGCTTAACTTTGCAAGGTATACTAATAACGGAACTTTAAGTCAATTAATTACATAGATGAGAGATGTTAAAATAGACATTGCATCTACAAGTTTTCCCAGCCAATTTGTTTCAGACGCTGAGAAAGCTACTTATGAGTTTGGTTTGCAAATTGGACAGGCAATTCAGTATGAGTGGTTCAAGAAAGATGGCAACCAATGTAGATACTACAATCAGTGGCGTGATTTCCATAGACTAAGATTATATGCTCGTGGCGAGCAATCCATAGCAAAATATAAAAACGAATTAGCAATAGACGGAGACTTATCTTATTTAAACTTAGATTGGACTCCAGTTCCTATTTTACCTAAGTTTGTTGATATTGTAGTCAATGGTATGCAAGACCGAGAGTTTAAGGTCAAAGCGTATGCACAAGATGCATTATCACAGGCTAAGCGTAGCAAATACCAAGATATGATTGAAGGTCAGATGGCCGCTAAAGATATCTTGACTACTATACAAGAACAAACAGGGGTTGACCCATTTATTATGGACCCCGATGAGCTTCCCGCTTCGGATGAGGAATTGTCATTATACATGAACCTTAATTATAAGCCAGCCATTGAGATTGCTGAGGAGGAAGCTATTGATACAATGTTTTCGGAAAATCATTATAATGATATTCGTAAACAATTAGACTATGATTCTACAGTTGTGGGTATGGCTGTAGCAAAGCATGAGTTCCTACCAGGCTCAGGTGTACAAATATCTTATGTAGACCCAGCCAATGTTGTATACAGTTATACTGAAGACCCTCATTTTAAAGATTGTTTTTATTGGGGTGAAATTAAAACACTACCCATTTCTGAGTTAATGAAGATTGACCCAACGCTTAGTCGTGAAGATTTAGAGGAAATATCTAAATACAGTCAGAGCTGGTATGATTATTATAACGTAGCTCAGTTTTATGAGAATGATATTTTTTATCGTGATACCTGTACGCTAATGTATTTTAATTATAAAACCACAAAGAAGATGGTTTATAAGAAAAGAATACTTGAGGGCGGAGGTTCTAAGATGATTGAAAAGGATGATAATTTCAATCCTCCATCAGAGATGTTGGAAGAAGGAAATTTTGAAAAGATAGAAAAGACAATAGATGTTTGGTATGATGGCGTTATGGTTATGGGTACAAACATCATATTAAAGTGGGAGCTGGCTAAGAATATGGTTAGACCTAAGTCTTCTTCTCAGCACGCACTGCCTAATTATGTGGCTGTAGCACCGAGAATGTACAAAGGAGTTATTGAGTCTTTAGTAAGACGAATGATTCCTTTTGCCGATTTAATACAGATGACGCATTTAAAACTACAGCAGGTAATAGCGAGAACTGTACCTGATGGGGTTTATATTGATGCGGATGGTATTAATGAGGTGGACTTAGGAACGGGAGCTTCTTATGACCCGTCAGATGCACTAAGACTATACTTCCAAACAGGTAGTGTAGTGGGTAGAAGTTATACTCAAGAAGGTGAATACAATCAAGGTAAGATACCAATACAGCAGCTTACAAGCAATTCGGGCGCTTCTAAGACGCAAATGCTTATAGCCAACTATAACCATTACCTAGACATGATTCGCTCTGTAACGGGCTTAAATGAAGCGAGAGACGGTACTGTACCAAGTCCAGATGCTTTAGTTGGCGTTCAGAAGTTAGCGGCATTAAACTCAAACACAGCAACTCGACATATATTAGATGCAAGTTTGTATATCTATAGAAGCTTGGCCGAGGCCTTGACGTATCGAGTAGCGGATATATTAGAATACGCTGACTTTAAGGAGGACTTTATAAATAAGATAGGGAAGTATAACGTAAGTATTTTAGGGGAGATATCTGACCTTTATATTTATGACTTTGGAATCTTTATAGAGCTTTCTCCAGATGAAGAGCAAAAAGCAATGTTGGAGCAGAACATTCAAATGGCATTATCTAAAGGAGATATTAACCTTGAGGATGCTATTGATATTCGTGAGATTAAAAATCTTAAACTAGCAAACCAATTATTAAAAGTTAAGCGGTTAGCTAAACAAGAGCGAGATGAGCGTATGGCAATGCAACAGCAAGCCATGGTAGCTCAACAGCAATTAAAATCTCAAGAGATGGCTGCTCAAATGGCATTACAAAAAATTGAGCTTGAAACTCAATCTAAAATGAAAATCAAACAAGCGGAGATAGCTTTTGAGATTGAAAAGAATAAAAATGAAGCAGTGCTTAAATCTCAGTTAATGCAACAAGAGTTTAATTACAACTTGCAATTGCATGGTATGACTGAGCAATCTTTAGCGAATCGAGAAAATTCTAAAGAGAAAGCAAAGAGCAGTAGAATTAGTCAGCAAAATACTGAACAGAGTAAATTAATTTCACAACGTAAAAACAATTTACCTCCTCAGAATTTTGAGTCTAATGAAGATAGTCTAGATGGCTTTGATTTGGCTGAATTTGAGCCTAGATAATGCAGAAAATAAGCGTTATTTTTTTAATTAATTTTGTAACTTAAATTATATCTAATGGAATTAAAAGTAAGAGCAGTTGAATCTGCCAAAGAAAAATCTGTTCAAGAAGTTGAACAAGAGCTTCTTGACAAGCATGAAGAAAAGTTTTCTGGAGCTGAAGTAGAGCAAACAGAAACAGAAGATAGTGTCGTAGAAGACACTACTGTAGAAGATACTAAGGAAGAAACGGTGGCTGAAGAGTCAACTGAATTATCCGAAGAACAAGTTCTTTCATATATTGGGAAAAGATACGGTAGGGAGATTAATTCTTTAGAAGAATTAAGTGCTGCAAGAGAAGAAGCTGAACAGCTTCCTGAAGATGTAGCAGCCTACTTTAAGTATAAAAAAGAAACGGGAAGAGGAATTGAAGACTATGTAAAATTACAAAGAGACTTTGATTCTATGAATCCTGATGCTTTGCTAAGAGAGTATTTGACAATTACCGAAGGCGAAGGTTTAGACGCAGAAGATATTGATTCTTTAATGGAAGAATATTCTTTTGATGAAGAACTGGATGACGAAGCGGTAATCAAGAAAGCTAAACTAGCAAAGAAAAAAGCTATTGCCAAAGCAAAAAAATTCTTTACTGAACAAAAAGAATTATATAAGCAACCCCTCGAGTCGAGTTCGGCTGCCAATCCTCAAGCTCAAGAAGAAATACAAGCTTATCGGCAATATTTAGAATCTGTTAAGACTCAACAAGAGGAAGCAGAAGCAAGACGAAATTGGTTTATTAAAGAAACTGATAAAGTTTTTACTGATGATTTTAAAGGTTTTAATTTCATGCTTGACGACAAGACAGTAACTTTTGCGCCTGGTGACACACAATCTATTAAGAAAAACCAAGAGACACCAATGAACTTTATTAATAAGTATCTTGATGAAAGTGGTTTAATTAAGGATGCGGCTGGTTACCATAGAGCTTTAGCAATTGCAATGAATCCTGACAAGTTTGCTAAGTTCTTTTATGAACAAGGTAAATCAAGTGCTACGGAAGATGTAATGCGTAAAACTAAAAATATAAATATGACTGAGCGCAGAGCACCTGAGGTGGCTAATAAGGGAGGATTCCAAGTTAAGTCTGTAAACCCTGATTCGGGTAGAAGCTTAAAAATTAGAAGTATTAATAAAAATTAAAAATTTTAAAAAATGGCAGGAAGTGTTCAAGCAACCCCTGGGTATGCTTTACAGCCAAGTGCAGAACAAGTTGCACTGGCTACTAATTACATTACAAACTTTGATTTCTTAAATCAGTATTTACCTGATACATACGAAAAGGAGTTTGAGCGATATGGAAATCGCACAGTTGCATCTTTCTTACGTCTAGTAGGAGCTGAGATGCCATCTAACTCTGACCTTATCAAATGGGCAGAGCAAGGAAGACTACACACTAAATATGTTGATTGTACTTCTGGAGCAGCAGCAGGTTCTGATACAGCTACTATTACTGTATCTGATACGCTAGTTCCAGGAACAGGAAGCATTGCTATTCGTGTAGGACAAACCATCGTTATTTCTGATAACGCAGGTTCTGGCTTAAACAAAGGTATCGTTACAGCTGTTAACACAGGTGCTGGTACTTTTGATGTAGCTTACTATGAGGCTGGAGGACAAGTTTTTGGTGCAGCTGATACTTGTACTGTATTTATCTATGGTTCTGAGTTTAGAAAAGGAGCAAACGGAATGTCAGGTTCACTAGAGGCTGATGACGAAATCTTCGAAAACTCTCCAATTATCATTAAAGATAAATATGCAGTTAACGGTTCTGACATGGCTCAAATCGGATGGGTAGAAGTAACTACTGAAAACGGAGCTTCTGGATACCTATGGTATTTAAAATCAGAGCATGAGACTCGTCTACGTTTTGACGACTATCTTGAGACTGCAATGATTGAAGCTGTTCCAGCTGAAGCAGGTTCTGGAGCTATTGCTACTACAGGTGATGTAGGAAACAAAGGTTCTGAAGGTATTTTCTATGTTGTAGAAAATCGTGGAAACGTATGGGCAGGAGGTAACCCTTCTACTCTTGCAGATTTTGACGCTGTTATCTCTCGTTTAGATAAGCAAGGAGCTATTGAAGAAAACGTAATCTTTGTTGACAGAGATTTTGGATTCGATATCGATGATATGTTAGCTGCTCAGAACTCTTACGGAGCTGGAGGTACTTCTTATGGTTTATTTGACAATGACAAAGACATGGCATTAAACCTTGGATTTACTGGATTCCGCAGAGGATATGACTTCTACAAGTCTGACTGGAAATACTTAAATGACCCAACTATGCGTGGTGGTCTACCAACTGGTGCTGGTTCTGGCCGTGTAAACGGACTATTAGTTCCTGCTGGTTCTACTACTGTATATGACCAAATTTTAGGTAAAAATGCGAAACGTCCATTCCTTCATGTGCGTTACCGAGCTTCTGAAACAGAAGACCGTAGATACAAAACTTGGATTACTGGTTCTGCTGGTGGTGCTGCTACATCGGATTTAGATGCGATGGAAGTACACTTCTTGTCAGAAAGAGCTGTATGTACTTTAGGTGCAAACAACTTCTTCTTATTCCAAGAGTAGTATATTTATTAAGGGAGGTTTAACCGCCTCCCTTTTTTTTTAACTTTAATTAAATTTTATATAATGAAAAAAAATATTGCAATTGTAGATAAAGTCTACAAACTTACAAGAGATGCCGCACCTTTATCTCTTTATATCCCGTCAAGCGGCTCAAGAAGAAAACCATTATTATGGTTTGATGAAGAAAAAGGAATCAACCGAGTTTTAAGATATTCACCCAATCAGAAGTCTCCATTTGAAGATGAGCAAGACAGTAATGTTGTTCGTGTTCCTATAGAGTTTGAAGATGGTTTCCTTAGAGTTCCTAAAACGAATCCTGTATTACAGCAGTTTTTATATTACCATCCTTTAAATGGAAAACGATTTGTTGAGGTAGATAATGAAAAAGATGCATCTAAAGAATTAGAGCGAATGAACATAGAAGCAGACGCTCTTATAGAGGCTAGAGGTTTAACTGTAGACCAATTAGAAACTATTGGTAGAGTTATATTAGGAGCAAACGTAGAAAAGATGAGTACTTCTGAGTTAAAGAGAGATGTACTTATTTATGTTAAAAGATATCCAGAAGAGTTTTTAAGACAAATTAATGACCCATTGTTAAAACTACAATCAAATGTTCAGTTGTTTTTTGATAAAGGATTATTGTCTTTTAGAAACAAACAAAAAGAAGTTTGGTTTAATACTAGTACTAACAAAACCAAGATGTTAACTGTACCATTTGGAGAAGACCCAATGTATATTGTTTCTTCATTTTTACAAAGCGATGATGGTATAGAAGCATTGAAAATGCTAGAATCCATGCTTGAAGATTAAGCGTGAGTGTTTTATCTGAAGAGAGGTCAAAAATAATTGACCTCTTTTTTTTTGCTTATCTTTGTAAAAAAGAAAGCGATGATAAATTCTGTTAGAAATACAGTTCTTGCTATCCTTAATAAAAATAATTATGGCTATTTATCGCCATCTGATTTTAACCTATTTGCTAAGCAAGCACAGTTAGATATTTTTGACGAATACTTTATTGGTTACAATAATGTAATTAATAAAGAAAATGGCCGTGTGTCTGGAACAGACTACGCAAATATAAAGAGAGGATATGATGAAGTTATAAATACTTTTTCAGTTACCGCTAGTTTAGCTAAAAGCGCTGCTAATATCTATCAAGTGCCAACCACAGCGACTACCGGTTCAGAATATTATTTATTAAACAAGATTTTAATATATAGCACAGTAACCTCTTCGGGAACTACCACAGCTACAGGAGCAGGTAATACGGCCCTTATAGACTCTAGTGCTACTTTTCAAACTGATGGAGTGGCAGCAGGAGATACTGTATCTATTGTAATTAGTGGCTCTGTAGTAACTAATTTAACAGTACAGTCTGTAACTAGTCAAACACAGCTTATTGTAAATGTGGCTTCTCTAACAGCTTCAGGGTTGTCTTATTCAATTTACAAGCCAGTTAATTTAAAAAATGAAGCAGAGTCGGTTAGCCATAGCAAGATTACAATGCTAAGCAAATCTATGTTAACTGCTCCAAACACTACTTTCCCAGCATATACTCAAGAAGGAACACTACTTACATTGTATCCATCAACTGTTACGGAGGTGGGAAGAGTGGTTTCTCAATACATAAGATACCCAAGAGACCCCAAGTGGACATACATATCATTAAGTGGAGGCGCTCCTGTGTTTAATCAATCTCAGTCTGACTATCAAGATTTTGAACTCCCTGAGGATGATGTTAATAATTTAGTGGCTCGTATTTTACAATATGCTGGACTCTCTATAAGAGAGATACCGACTGTACAATTTGGACAGGCTTTAGAACAACAAGAAAATTTAGAACAATAAGATGGCTTATATAAATCAGAAGAAATATTATACTAACGATGGCACGAGTCCAACTAATGAGAACTGGGGTTCTTATCAATATGTAAGTCTTGAAGATATTGTAAATAATTTTCAGCTTATGTATAGCGGAAACCATTCGTTAGTTAATAACGAAGAGCGATATAAAATATTGTTTCACGCTAAACGAGCAATACAAGAATTAAACTACGATGCTTTTAAAGAAGTAAAAGCGTTAGAGTTAACAGTATATGATGACTTAAAATTTATTTTGCCTCCAGATTATGTAAACTGGATTCGCATATCTCTTTATAAGGATGGATGGATTAGACCACTGACAGAGAACATTCAGGTAAACTCAGCTACTTCTTATACTCAAAGTTCTAGTGTTCCTGATTTTACAGGGAATGATGCTACAATACAGACATCTCAACTAGATACAGATAGATTAGATGGTAATCAAAATAGTATTTATTTAAACCAGGTAAATGCTGAAGACCAAGTTCCTCAAGATACTCAAGCGAATTGGTATGCAGATTATACAATAGGAGCTCGTTATGGTTTAAATACAGAGACTGCAAACATAAATCCTACATTTAGAATAGATAAAAAAGCTGGAGTTATAAATTTTGATTCTACAATGGCTAACGAGCAATGTATCTTAGAGTATATTTCTGATGGTATGGAGAATGGAGACGACTCTAAGGTTTCGGTAAATAAACTTTTTGAGGATTATGTATACGCTTATGTAGAATACGCCATCTTAAATAGCAAGTTTAATGTTCAAGAATATATTGTAAATAGAGCTAGAAGAAGAAAAACAGCTTTGTTGAGAAATGCAAAAATAAGACTAAGCAATATACATCCTGGAAGATTGTTAATGAATCTAAGAGGAGGAGACAAGTGGATTAAGTAACATGGCGAATATTCAAAGAAACTTTACTGCTGGCCGTATGAATAAAAGCCTTGACGAAAGGCTTGTACCAAATGGTGAATATGTAGACGCATTAAACGTAAGGCTTGGCTCTACAGAAGAGTCTGAAGTAGGCTCTTTGGAAAACTCTAAAGGGAATACACTTTTAACTACTTTAGGTTTTGGTGGATATCAATTAAGCAGTAATGCTAGATGTATTGGCGCTTATCAAGATGGTGCTAATGAAACTTTATATTGGTTTATACACGACCCAGCTTTTACAGCAAGTCCAACAGCTAAATTGGATTTAATTGTTTCTTATAACACCACAGACAATTCAACTGCTTATCATGTAATAAGCTCTAATGATGGGGGGAATATAAATACAACTTTAAATTTTAGCCCTTACTTTTTAATAACAGGTGTTAATTTAGTTGATAATCTATTATTTTTTACAGATAATTACAACCCGCCTAGGGTAATAAATATAAACAGAACATATCAATCCCCTTCAGCAGCGCCGAATTATCTTGATGGATTTACTCCTGAGTCATTATTAGTAATTAAAAAACCACCAGTCGCTGCCCCAACAATTCAAACATTAAATTTAGCGGGACAACAAGATGATTTTCTAGAAGAGCGATTCATAAGCTTTGCGTATAGATACAAATATGAAGATGGAGAATATTCAGCTACATCTCAATTTAGCGAAGACGCATTTATTCCATCAGCTTTTTCTTTTAGCTACAATAGCTATTTGAATGAAGGAATGAAAAATACAGTTAATGCAGCTATAATTACTTTTAATTCTGGAGATTCGTTAGTAAAAGGAATAGAGCTTTTATTTAAAGATTCTACAACTTCTACAATAAAATCCATTGAATATCTAGATAAAACTAATTTAGGCTACTCAGATTTAACTAATTATACTTACACCTTTAGCAACAGTAAAATATTTACTCTTCTTCCGGCGTCTGAAATTTTAAGGCTTTATGATAATGTGCCCAAAACAGCCAAGGCTCAAACTGTTATGGGCAATAGGCTGGTTTATGGGAACTATAAGGAAGGGTATAATCTAATAGATAAATTTGGAGAAGCTCTTAAACTTGAATATATAGCTTCTCTAAATAGCGAAGAGATTTCAACCACAACGCTTTTAGATACAAGTGGAGATGGATATTATAGTATAGGTCCAACTCCGGTTACAGTAAACAGAGCTACTTTATATATAGACCTATCTAATCCAGATGGAACTATAATGGATTTAACTGCTGGCTCAAGTATTAGTTTAGATTTTACTATTACTCATAGTCAATTTACTGGGAATACACCCTCAGCTACAACTTCAAATGTTGAATTAATATTTGACTATACATTACCAGTAGATTTTGCTAATGTATACTCATTAGCTACTAGTACTGATTTTGTAGAGAAAGTAGGAACTATTGTTAACATACAGCCAATGGCTACTGCTTGTAATGGAACTACATTAACAGACCAGTTTAATTGTGCTTTGCCGCTAACGCTAGGAACTTACACAAAGACTGATAGTGGTATAACGGCAGGTGGAGAGCCGATAGCGATAATATCATCTCCAGGTAATAATACTATTGGATTTCAGTTTGTAGCAGCGCAATATGTAGATGGCGCAAATAATGCTTATGAATTTTATGAAGTAGTTAGTGCTACTGGTTATTTAAGAAGTTCTGATACAGTTAGAAGTTTGCATAGTAATAGAGGCTATGAAGTGGGTATTGTATATATGGATGAATTTAATCGTTCATCTACAGCGCTCGTTAGCCCTGACAATACAGTTCAAAATCCTTGTGCAAATTCTATTAGTAAGAATACTATTAGAGTAACAATACCAACTACACAAATAGCTCCAGCTTGGGCAACTCGTTATAAGTTTGTTTTAAAACCTTCTGAAACAACTTATGAGACTATTTACTCTAATATTTATTATAACGACCCAGCTAGTAATGCAACTTACTTTTTATTAGAAGGCGAGAATGCAAACAAAGTAGAAGAAGGAGATAGATATTTTGTAAAAGCTGATAGCACAGGACCTATTTTAAGATGTGTTGAAGCTACGGTTTTAGAAAAAGAGGCAAAAGAAGAAGGATTTATTGAGCCGCTTGATGATAGTGGAAACATAATAGTTGTTCCAGCCGGAACATATATGAAAATAAACCCTAATAATTTTGCTACTGAAAGAGGGGATAATGACATTATTGCTCCAGGTTCGTTAACAGAAATTGAAGATACTGCAGAACAGTATCCAATTTTATCTTATCCAATGAATCTTGCTCCTGTTAGCCCCAGTACCACATATACTGATTACAATGTGCCTTCTGGTAGTAGAATTATAATGTCTATCAGACAAGAAAGACTTGGCCCTGGAAACGGCAATGGTAAGTGTGAGAGAAGAATTAGTCAATTAGATGTTGAGCTTGTATCTTCTAGGACTTATGACAATATGCAGGATTGGTGGAATGGAGATAATGTTGAAGAAGTTTTATCAAGAGCGGTTACTGAAGTTGGTGGAAATACAGGAAGTATAACGAATACATACGAGTCCGCTACTGCAACTACAAAAACAGACATATCCACTTCTGAAGGAACTAACTACTATAAGTTTTTTAGAGACTCTGTAACTAATGAGTTGAGTTTATTAATAACTGGTACTGTAAGATGTGGAGGAACGTTATCAAGAGAAAAAAGACGTTCGACTGTTACAGCCGATTTTCAGATATATAGAGCGGATAGTTTAATTGTTTTTGAAACCCAGCCCACTGAGGCACTACCAGATGTATGGTATGAAAACCATTTATCATTTCCTATTGATTCAGATGGAATGCACTCTGGAAATATACAAAACCAAACTACTAGCCAATCTGCAATTATAGATACAGAATTTGCGGATTGTTATGTTTTTGGAAATGGCGTTGAAAGTTACAAGATACTAGACTCTATAGCTGGTAAAACGTTAAGCATTGGTCAAAGAGTTACCTCTACTTCAAACGTTACATTTAAAGAGGCTGATAGATTTGCTGATTTAACTTATAGTGGTGTTTATAATGATGAGACCAATGTAAATAAACTAAACGAGTTTAACCTTGGTCTTGCTAATTTTAAACCATTAGAGGATTCATTTGGTACAATACAGATATTATACGGAAGACAAACAGACATACTTGTTTTGCAAGAAGATAAAATCTCTTATGTGCTTGCTGGTAAAAATTTACTTAGCGATTCAACTGGCGGAGGCGTTGTGTCTTCTGTTCCTGAAGTATTAGGAACTCAAATAGCTCGTATAGAAGAATATGGTATTAGTGAAAACCCAGAGAGTTTTGCTGCATGGGGAGCTAATAAATATTTTACAGACGCAAAGCGTGGAGCTGTAATAAATCTAATAGGAGGGGCGTATAATAATGAGCAGCTTCAGATTATATCAGAAGCGGGAATGCGTTCTTGGTTTAGGGATTTATTTATAGAAACATTTCAAACTAATAAGTTAGGGGGATATGACCCCTATATGAATGAATATGTTTTGTCTTCAAATATTCAACTTCCAATACCGGTTGAGGAATGTTTTGATTGTAATTCATCAAGAAACATAACCCTTCCTGTTGGAGAAACAGTAACCTACTGTGTTAATGTTGGAGAACTTTTGGGAAGTGTAGATATTGATTACACAATAACTGCCGATTCATATCCTAACATAATATCTGAAACTGGAGACAATGTTGTTACAGAATTATTAGGAGCTGAAATGATTTTAGAGTCTTCATTTAGCGACATATATTATACTATTACAGCTGTATATAACGGGGTTACTTATACCACTGGAGCTGTAAATACTAGCGGTACATTAACAATAAATAAAAATATAGTTAACGCTTCTACAGTTCAAATCTCTGTAAGTCAAAACGGAACTTCTGCCGAAAGCATTGGTATTTATACAGGATGTCCTCAAGCATCTACAATTACAATATTTAATGTAGCTATAACAAGTTGTGCGGATGCGGGAGAGCTTATTACAAATCAATACAGATGGACAGATGGAACTTTTTCGTCTCCATTACACTCCAATCAAGTACAATTTTCTAGTAATATAAATAGTCCTGTTGTCTCTCAATTTAGCAGTGTTACTGGATATCAAGGCGCTGGTATAATACCAGGGAATGGGGCTACAGTAAGTATTATAAGTAGAAAACAAAGTACCGATACGTTTAATTTTGATATTACTAAGAATAAATTAAAATATTTAAGAACAAATACTTATTATCCAAACACACCTACAGGAATAAATTCATTGTTGGCGGCAGCTACAGATGCAGTTCCTATAGTTCAACAAACTACACCTAGTCAATATTATGCTGATTTTACCATGCCTAGCACTGATGAAAGTTATTTGTATTTGGTTTGGGATTATAGAAAACCATCTAGTCAAAGCCTGTGTTATTCATCAACATCAACTACTGACTCTTGTTATGGATGTACATTTACCCCTACACCCACTCCTACGCCAACTCCTACGCCAGTTTCTTCTTATATTTGGAGATTTGAGTCTGGAGCGGGAAGCGCTACGAGCCCAACAAGTTGTCCTTTAACATCAGTGACGTTGTATAGCACAGCCTCAACATTTGCACAAGTATTTGCAGGAAGCACAGTATTTTATACTGATGTGGCTCAAACAATACCATTCCAAGGAAATGATTATTACTTTGGAGTAAGACAACCAAATGCAGGATATGGATTGGCTCAAGGAATATTTAGAATGACAGATTTAGGAACGGCATCAAATATTGATATCCCTGGTGTATGTGGTTCATAAAAATAAATTAAATGGCAAGTTTAGGAACATATTATTTTGATACAAATAGTTTTGCAAATGCAACAACTATTTATGATGATGTAGATTTAACTACTGTTTCTGCAAATGGTTTTTATTCAGATTCTACTATTGTAAGAGAACAAGTTTCTGGAGTGCTTCTTGCTGCTCAAATTTGTAGCACCCCCACTCCTACTCCTACCCCCACTCCTACTCCAACACCTACTCCTACCCCCACTCCTACTCCAACACCTACACCTACTCCTACTCCTACTCCAACGCCTACGCCTAGCCCTACGCCTACGCCTACACCTAGCCCAACGCCTACGCCTACGCCTAGCCCTACGCCTACGCCTACACCTAGCCCTACACCTACACCTACGCCTAGCCCTACACCTACACCTACGCCTACGCCAACGTATACCCTTACATTGTATGCTAACGTAAGCTCTGGAACTAGTCCATTACAAGGTTGGGGTAGCTCAACAGATGCTTGTAACGGAACAGGAACTCCAGTTACTGTTTATTTAAGTCAATATGCGGCTACATTGTATGATGCATATATTAATGGATACGCACTGTATTTAAATAGCGGTTTAAGTACAACCTACAATGGTGGAAATACATATTTTAAAGACATGAGTAGTCCTGGTTCAGGAAATTCTTTATTTGTCTCTAATTTTGGTGTTATAGTTACATTTAGTGCTTGTAGTACGCCTAGTCCAACGCCTACACCTACTCCTACACCTACACCAACGCCTACTCCAGCACCTGTTTCAGTATGGTATCAGATGACCGATTGTTCTGACAGTTCAACGATTTATTCTCAGCAGTATAATGAGGGAGATTTTGCAATCAACGATAGAGTGACTTCATTAGGTGGGCTAACCGCAGTAATTACGGGATGGCTATATGCTGACCCAGGAGGATTTTTATACGCAATAACAGCTACTGGACAAACCGGGTGTCCATAATTAAATATGTATATTTGAATTAAATTAAATTAAAATGAATGAAATAAAAAACTTCCTAAGCAAAGAGGACTGCTTAGAAGTTATGAGGATGATAGACTTGAATCATCAACCCTCTTCAGTAGTTGAAGGTGGATATGACATAAGCACTATATCTCAAACAAGAACTTCTAGCACTTGCAATTTAGACCACAATAATCCCACTATTCAGAGAATACACAACAAAATAGCTAATTTTTTAGGGATAGATATCGCTAAAGGAGAACGCCTTCAAGGGCAGTTGTATGAAGAGGGGCAATACTTTAAGCCTCATCAAGATTTTTTTTCAGGCCCTGCTTATGACAAGCATTGCTTGGTCTCAGGGAACAGGACTCATACTTTAATGATTTATCTTAATGATGGTTTTGAAGGAGGCGGCACAAATTTTTTAAATCTAAATACCATAGTAACTCCTGAGCAAGGAAAAGCTGTCTCTTGGGAAAATATGTCTAACGGAAAATGTTTAGACTCTGCTCTGCACGAAGGTATGCCTATATTAAAAGGTAAAAAATACATTATTACTTCTTGGTGGAGAGAAAAAACTTGGAATAATGCAGAAGATACTTCTGCATATATTAATAAGCCAAAAATATATACAGAAACTTCTCAGCTCCCAAAATTAACAGAAATTGGTTTTGAAGTAAGAAAAGTTCCTGAAGATGTTTGGGGGATTATTAAAGACTCTTACGAGATATTAAAAGAAAGAACAACAGAAGAAAATTTTGAAGGGAAAGAAAATTTTATTCCAGGTCGTACTGAATTATTGTCTTATGACCACATACCAAACATTAGAAATCTTATTCATCAAAAATTACTTGATGTACACAAAGATTTTGCTGGAGTAAATATTGAGCCAACTTTTATATATGGTATTCGCTCTTACTTGAGGGGAGCTACATTAACAAAACATAGAGATAGAATAGAAACTCATCATGTTTCATCTATAATTATTGTTGACAAAGATTTAAAGTGTGGATGTCAAAATAGAGAGTTTGGTGATGATTGGGCATTAGATATACAAGGACATGATGGGGAATGGTATAAGGTATATGCTCAGCCAGGAGATATGATATTATATGAATCTGCTGTGTGTGAACACGGAAGAATAGAGCCTTTTCAAGGAACTTTTTTTAGAAACTTTTTTATGCACTATAAATTAGTGTAATGATAAATTTTATTCAAATAGACCCTAATGGATTGTGTAATGCAGGATGTTGGTTTTGTCCAGTATCTATTGTTGGTAATCCAAAAACACACATAGGACAAATGTCTCCTGAATTATATGAAAATATAATTAAACAAATCCATGAACTAAAGGGAGATATAATAAATCCACACCTTCATTTTGTATATGCATCTCATTATAATGAAGTACTTCTTTATAGATATTTTGAACAGATGCTACAAACACTTCAAAGGTATAATTTAACATTGTGTTTATTAACAAACGGAGTTCCTCTTATACCAGCAAAAATAGATTTAATAAATAAATATCCAGGTGTTGTTTCGCAAATAGCCATAAACGCTCCTGTATATGAAAAAAGATTATTTCAAAAAAGAACGGGAATGAGAGAATCTTTATTTGATACATTGATGTCAAATATTGATTATGCTCAGCAAAATCTATATAATCCAAATATATTATTATTACAAATAAACGGAATCAACGAACATTCTAATATTATTAAATTAGAAAATTTTCCAAATATAGAGCCTGATGAATTAAAAAATCAAGTGGAATTAGCTAGGAAACTTTTTCCAAACATAAAGATTACAGAACAATGGAATCTTATAGATAGAGCGGGATTGCTAGAAGGGGTTATGGAAAACCCATTGTCTTCAGGCAAAGCTATAGGATGCTCTTCTAAAAGAGATGAAGAATGGCTTCATGTCACATCGAAAGGAGAGGTATTTCTTTGTTGTAATGACTATAATATGGATTATATTTTTGGAGATTTAAATACACAACTGTTAAAAGAAATATGGGAAAGTGAGAGAAGAAAAAAGGTGTTACAAAAAGCTTTTAATGGTATATGTAATTCTTGTTCAGTAGCTATATTTAAAAATGAATGAAAAGATATTTGTAAGTATTGCTTCCTACAAGGATAGCGATTTGATAAATACAATTAATGATTTGTATTATAAAGCAAAAAATCCTAAAAGAGTTTTTGTTGGTCTATTTATACAGGATGCTTTTGACCAGATAAACAAAATAAACATACTGCTTCACCCTAATAACCACCCTTATTCAAAAAACATAAAAATAAAAAGCATTTCTTTTGAACAAGCAAAAGGATGTGGTTGGGCGAGAAATATAATATTAAAAGAACTTTATAATAATGAAGAGTATTTTATGTGTGTCGATTCTCATTCTAGATTTTTGAAAGATTGGGATGAAGTATATATTCACAAACATAAAAACGCTCCCGAGAATGCGGTAATAAGTGTATTCCCTCAATCATTTGAATTTGGTCAATCGTATGAGGAGTATACTAAGAAAAACATTGGGACTATATATACTCCAAACGGATTGCCTTGGACTAGTGAATTTAATCAACCACATTGCCAAAGGCATCCAAAGGTATCTTATGAAAAAGTAATGTCTATATCTGGAGGAAATATATTTGGAGATTATAGGCTACCTAAAGCTATAACTTTAGATGATTACATTTATAAATATAACCAAGAGCAGGAGATATATTCTTTGTTGATTTTTTTATATGGTCTTGACATTTATGCTATTCCTAAAAATATAGTATGGCATAAATACATTTCAGGAGATTCATATAGAGATATATTTACTCCTGGTAAAATAAAATATGAATTAGACTTTTTGACAAATTTAAAGTATAAGGAAAAAACCAGGACAGTAAATGAATGGGTTGCTTTAATAAAGGAAGACTGTGAGGCTTGTAAAAAGACGAAGCAATTAAATTCGTAAATTTGTAACAAATCTTAGCTGATGGCTTTATATTACAAATTAGATGCGTGTAACCCTGCGCTGGGTCAATGTTATACTAGTGTAACCCCTGGTCAAGCAAATCAAAGGTATATTGAGGCTATTAGTGGAGAGTATTATGTTTGGGATAATACAAGCACTACTTCTCCAGGAACAATATGCACTGGAAGTATACAATTAATTCCCGGACAGTCTGGTTGTTATACACCTACACCCACTCCTACGCCTACGCCTACACCAAGCCCCACTCCTACACCGAGCCCCACTCCTACGCCGAGCCCCACTCCTACTCCTACTCCTACACCCACTCCTACTCCTACTCCAACGCCTGCCCCAACGCCTGCTCCTGACTATTGTTGGAGTGGAACTAATGCAACTACATTTACGTTAGATGGGGTAAATTTGGTTTATACTTTTGGAGGTAATTATGGTGTTTATGGGACTGGTACTGGAATATATGTTCTTACGGGAATACCATCTACAGAAGCTATCGCTTTTCATAATTTTGGTAAAACAAGTCTTATTACATACGAAGGAGAATACAGTGCAGGAACAAAGACGGGTCTAGACGGAAATGTATATGAATATTTTTATGGAGATGTAACTGTAACAATTACAGGAGATTACGGCGTTATCAGTTATGAATCATATAATAGCGGTTATTTAGGTGGAGAAAATAATTTGGTTTTTAATACTGGAGTTTGTGTTAGTTTACAGCCCCCAATCATACCTCCGCAGGGAGACCCTGATACTCAATACACACTAAGTTATAGTCAAGGTGTTCAGGGATGGCCATCGTTTTATTCTTATTTCCCAGACTGGATGATAGGGATGAATAATTATTTTTACTCTTTTAAAGGAGGTAATTTATACAGACATAATACAAATGAAGTTAGAAACAACTATTATGGTGTTCAATATAATTCTACTATTACGAGTGTATTTAATGAGCAACCATTAGAAAATAAACTATTTAAAACCATAGCGCTTCAATCTGATTCCTCATGGTCTTTAGAATTAGATAGTGACATTCAAAGCGGAGCAAGTATTGATGATACTTGGTTTGAAAAGAAAGAAGGAGTTTGGTTTGCTTACATTAGAAATAATGGAACTGTACCTGCTGGAGTTTCTGAGTATGATATGCGTTCTGTAAGTGGTATTGGACAAAGTACATCAGTAAATATAGCTGGATTAGCTACAACAATAAATTTTGATGCTGGAATATCTATAGGAAGTGAAATAAGTGTTGGTGATATGGTTTATTTTGCGCCACCTCCATATACTTCCATAGAACTTGCTGGACAGGTAAGTAGTATAAACATAAATCTACAGAGCGGAATTAATAATATTGTTATATTTAATGGCGTAACTGGAGCGGTAACTATACCAATTCAAAACGCCTATATAATGTATATTAAAAATCAGCAGGCAGAGTCTAATGGATTGTTAGGACACTACTGCTTATTTACAGCAACAAATGATGATACTACCCCTACGGAGTTACTGGCTATACAGTCGGAAGTAATGAAAAGCTATCCGTAAAATTAGTATCTTTGTAATTAAATGAAATTAAATTCAAGACCACTCGAAGAGTCTGACTATGAGCAGATTTTGGTCGGATGGTGGAAAGACTGGAAATGGGAACCTCCATTAAAAGATTTCCTGCCAGACGATGGTAAAAGTGGTATAATTATTTATGATGATAATACGCCTGTTTGTGCAGGTTTTATTTATATGACAAACTCAAAAGTAGCCTGGGTAGATTGGATTATATCTAATAAACAGTACACCAATAAAGAAGGAAGGAAGTCAGCTTTGTCTTTATTAATAGAGACATTAACACATATTGCACAAATTTCAGGTAATAAGTTTGCGTATGCCCTTATAAAGCATGATGGCCTTATAAAAACATACGAATCCTTAGGTTATATACAAGGGGACAGTTACAACAAAGAAATGATAAAAGTATTATAATATGGCAGCATTTACTACAATTGCAACAGCAGCAGGTTTAGCCGCAACAGCCGCAACAACAGGAGCTTCGTTTGCACAAGCCAGTAAGCAAAAAAAGATGCAGCAAAAAGCAGAGCGAGAAGCTGAAATAGCTTTAGCTGAAGCAAAACAAAAGTTAGACGTAAATTACTACAAAGGTCTTTCTTTACAAAAAGAACCTTTTGAGAGAGCAAGAGAAGCAATTTTATCTTCACAACAACAAGCCCTACAAGCTGCTCAAGAGGCTGAAACTAGAGGGGTGGCCGCAACAGCTGGAAGAGCTATAATGGCTGGGCAAGAAGCTCAGAGAGGTATTGCAATGACTCAAGCCGAAAAATTGCAACAGTTAGAACAATTAGCTGCCGCAGAAGAATCAAGAATAGCTGGGCTTCAAGGAGGTATTTTATTAGAAGAAGCGGCGGGAGCTCAATTAGCTGCTAGAGATGCAGAAGAAAGAAGACAGTTAGCCTCTCAACAAGCGATGGCTGGAGTTGGAAATTTAATTAAACAGGGAGCGGCCTTAGCTCCATTGTTTGGTGCAGCTGATAAAGGTGCTTTTGACCCAACAAAAGCTACTTTTTTGGAAACACAGCAAACGTTTAATCCAACGTTAGAGTCTATGCAAACCACAATAGGTCCTGATGGTAGAATTAGCCCAGGTGTTGTTATGCCCACAGCCAGCTGGATGTCTTCGGTAGGAGCAATGCCATTGCAATCAGCTCCAGTACAAGCTAATCCATTTATAATCCCTGGTTTATAATATGGCTACTTATTATAAATATGCAGAACGAAATGCGGCCAATCAGGTAGATTGGTCTGCCATAGGTAAGTCTATATCTGATACTTTAACTGAGGAGGTAAAAAGAAGAGAAAAGGCAAAGCAAGATATAGAAAATGCCACTAATGAATATGCTGAGACATTGGCTAATGCGCCAATGGGTGAATCAAGAGATTTTAATGAATGGACATTAGACTTTGCCAACAACGCTCAGGAGTTTAGATTGATGCAAGATAGAATGCTTCGAAGTGGAAGAATGAAACTTCGAGATTATAATATGGGCAGACAAAATCTAAAGTCTGGTACAGAACAAGCATTTAATTTAGCTAAAGAATATAATGCTGAATACGCTGAAAAAATGAAGCGTATGCAAGATGGACAATCTCAAGACCTTGAAGGGTTTTTAATGGGAACAGCAGAAGGTTTTTCAAACTTCACAAAATCTGGATTATACATAGACCCAACTACAGGGAAAGTTGCTATTGCTAACAAAGTTCAAAAGACATTACCTGATGGAACTGTGGTATATGAAATGAGTCAAAATCCAAACGATTTTACCTCTATCAATAGTCTTAGAAATAGAATAACATCTAAATACAATAAGTTTGATGTTTCTAAAAGTTTACAACCAGGTGTATCTGATTTAGGAAAACGCATTGAAGTTATAATGAAAGGTGGTGTGAAGACTAGAGAAGATGCAAAACAAACTCCTGGTTACACTACAGCAAGAGACACTTTTATAGATTCATTTGTAGAAACCAATCCAGACAATCTCACTTCTATTTTAACAGATACATTAACTCAAGTAGTTCGAAATGGACAGGCTACTGGAGAAAGCTTTGAATTTACATTTGACCCAGAACAAGCTAAGTCTTCAGATAAATATATTCTTCTTAGAGAGAATCCTCAAACTGGGAGAGTTGAGGGTGACTTTACCACAGCTAATGGTAAGAAACAAAAAGAGATGGCAAAGGAGTTTCTTAAAACCAAGTTTGATACTATGGTTGACTTTGAAGAAACTGCTCGGCAAGAGTTTGCGCCTCCAAGACCAACGGCTTATGATGAAAGAAGTAGAGACCAGGCAGCTATAGATGCTCAAAATACTACTGCTTGGGGTCAACTTTATTATGGAACTCCAGATGAGCAGCAGCAAGGAGCAAATAGATTGCTTGCGTCTCCAATAGCCAGAAGAGAAGACTTAGTAGATATTGATGTTAGAACTGAACCAGGTAAGGTTATTCTGAGATATAAGGATTCTACAAAAGACAGAAAGATAGATGTGCTTGATGATGCTGGAAATCCAATTTCCTATTCCGATTTTATGTCATTAGGAAATGAACTACATGGCGTTGACGATTATGGTAAGGCGGTTCAGTTAAGCGGAAGGTCTGAGGCAACTTATAATATAGATAGAAAAGGAAGAGCCACAAGAGCAGGTAAAGCAAATTTATATAGCGACCCAGAGACTATAGTTGCTTTTAAAGGGGAAAAAAGGGTTCCTAAAGATATAATTGAAAAAGATATTTCTAGTGAGATAGACGAAGATACTATTAAAACAGTATCTGATGTTTTTAGTCTTCTTGATTTGCCTAAACCAAGGATTCAAGTTGGTGAAGGAAAGCCTTACTTTGAATACAAAACTATCGGGAGACAAACTACTCGAATACCATTAGAGGGTAAAGAAAAATCTTTAGAAATAACATTTCCTGGAGTATCGACTATAAATATACCTGAAGGAGAAGACTTTCAAGATATATTAGATAAAATAATAGAGAATTTAGACACTTCTTTTAAATCTAATACAGAAGTTTCTGTTGATGAAATAAAAGCAGCTTTTCCTACGCCAGAAATGTTTGAAAATTATAATCCTGGGTTTACAACAGAAGCTACAACAGGAGCTACAAAGAAAAGAAGTATTGCTCAAATTATGAAAGAAGATGGGGTAACTCAATCGGAGGCGTTAAAAATATTTAAAGCACAGTAGATGTTTGAAATAGAAGAATTGTTTGATTTAACAATTGAGGGAGCTTTTGAAAGTCCTGAAGATTTTAATGCTTTTGCTTCTCAAGCAACGCCCGAAGAATTATTTTCTGTAATGGTGGAGGGGGCTTTTGAAAGCCCTGAAGAACTATTAGCGTCTTTTAAAAAAAAAGACGAGACCGATATGGATTCCGTATCGGGGGCTGGTTTTTCGGTTTTACCCGCTGGAGAGAAGGACACTTGGCTTGAGCGAACTTTTGGTAAGACCCATGTAACAGATTTTTTCGGAGATATGTATCGTTCAATGCAACAAGGTTTGGCTCAAGGGGCTACTGTGGATGATGCATTAAAACTTTTTTACTCAGGAAAGGATGTAGATGAGGAAGATGTAAGAGACTATATTTCTGCCGTTCAGAACATGGAAGGCTTTCAGCCTTCAGATGAGATGAAGGAGTTTGATGAAATCTACCAAAAAGAAGGCGGTGGTATAATGGGGTTTCTTAAAGGGGTATATAAAAATCCAACTGTAATTCCACAAATTTTTACATCCTCTATGTTTGCTATGGCAAACAAAGGCTCTCTCGCCACTGGTCTCGGTACTGGGGCAGCAGCGGGATTAGCTACTGGAGGTATTGGCGCTATACCTGGAGCTATCTTTGGTTTATCAGGAGCGCTAGAAACAGGTGTATCTTTTACTGAGTTCTTAAAAGAAGAACTTGGAGACAAAGCTTTTACTGAGGAAAATATTAAAGAAGTATTAGAAGACCAAGGCGCTTTAAACAAGATAAGAAGAAGAGCGGGAGCTAGGGGTATATCTATCGCTAGTATTGATGCTTTAACAGCTGGTGTGGCCAGTAAGGTTGGTGCAAGTGTAGCTAAGACCGCGGGTAAAGCAGCTGCTGGCGCAACTAGAGGTGTAGTTGAAGCAGTTGGTGGAGGAGTTGGAGAGGTGGCTGGTAGAGGATTGGCTGGTCAAGAAATGGATGTTGCTGAAATAGGCTTTGAAGCAATAGGAGGAACGGCAACCGCTCCAGTTACTATCATAGGTAGAGTTGCTGAGACTGGAATGGCTTACTATAAACTTCCTAAATATAAGATACGCAATGTAGATGTTACCAAGGAGGAGTTTATAAAAGAGATTGAGTCAGCTACTCCAGAGGAAATACTTTCAATGGATACGAGTGTAAAAAACGATGAAGAGGTATCTGGTATTATGAATAAGGCTTGGAAAGATGCTACTATAATCAAGCAGACCACAGAAGTATTACCCGGTATAAACGAAGAAGAGCTCGCTGAAATAGTTGAGCTTACTAAAAGAAAAGAGCTATTAGAAGCAAATGGAGGTGAAGTTGCAAAAGCAGAACTACCTCAAGTTAATAACCGTATAAAAGAAATAACAAATGCCGTTCGTGAGCGAAGCACAAAGACGCCACCTGTACCTGACCAACCCAAAGTTGGCGAAGAGGTGGGAGAAAGAGACACCGCCGGGGAAGTTGCCGGGGAAGTTGCACCCGAAGAAGGGGTTGAAGTTACCGAAGTTTCAAAAGAAGAGGCTCTCAAGCCTACTAAAGAGAAGGGGATTGAGCCAGCAGTAGAGGAAAGATTTGAAACTAAAAGAGTAAAAATTACTCAGCCTTTTACCATTGGTCAAACAGAAGTTGTTCTTAATGAAGACGGAACTATAAAAAGTGCAACAAGAAAAGGTCAGCCTGTTTCTGGTAAAGCTTTAAATAAAATAGAAAAAATAATACTAAGAGATGTTATAGATATTGATGCAGGGGAAAAAGCACCTGTCAGAGCTGATATAACAGAGGAAAATATAGACCAATACATTGCGGATGAAAGTAATAATATTAGAGAGATAGCTTTTTCTATTCAAAACCAAAGGGGGAAATCGAAAAGCAGAGAGCAAATAATACAGGAGGCTAAAGACGCTACTAAGCTAAGCGCTTTAGAACAATCATATTTTACCTTAAAAGACCTATCTAAATATTATGACGCTCGTATATTAAAAGAAACAGACGTTGCTCCTGGTAAGGATTTGCGAAGAGACAGAGGGGTTTCAAAGAATATAAAAAGATATTGGGTTCTTCCTGAAACTGATAAATTTGGAAGAAAAACGATAGGCATAAGTGATTTTGCAAAAACAGCAGAAGAGCTTGGTTTAACTCCAGACCAGTTAGTTGATATAATTGTTCAATTCCCTACAAGAAATGTATTAAAACCAACAACAGGAGAGGTGGTAGATTTAGGGCCTTCATCAACTTTGATGGATTTAGAAAATAAATTTACAGAGATAACAAAAATAAAACCATCTAAAAATATTATAGATTTTATTTTGTCTACCGATGTAGACGCTATACCTGTAGATTTACTCAAGTCTTTAGAGCAAGAACAACTTCAGCGTGAAGCTGCTGAACCTGGTCTGTTTGGCAAAAAGAAAGGACCTGCTGCTGAAAAGATAGTGGCAGAACCCAAGAAAGAGATTACGGTTGACGAAGCCAAAGCTCTTAAAGACCAGATAAAACTAGAGGTAAGGGCGGCAAGAGAGGCTAAAGCAGACCAAACGCAAAGAAGAAAAGCATTATCCTCAGCCATAACAAATCTAATTGGTCAAGGTCTTATAGATACGAATAAGGCAAAGCAGCTGATAAAACAAATATCTAATGTAGACCTTAATAAAGCAATAAATGTAGAGCGTGTATTGGCGTATGTAGAAAAAACACTTAAAGAGGCTGACTACGCTGCTAAGCTAAATGAAGCTGAAGCTTTAAGAAAAAAAATAAAGAAGCTTTCGAAGAATAAAAATATTGAGGTTAGCTCTACTGAAGCCGCTGAAAACTTTACGGCTATTGACCCGGTGTTTGTTGAAGATATAAATACATATATAGAACAAGCCAATAAAGTAAAAGATGGCGTTACTCCAAGCACGAGACAAAAAATAATGCCTGCTTTAGATATTGCTGAAACAAAAAAATATGTAGACGCTCAAAAAGCAAGACAACAAGAAATAGAACTTACTGCGCAGAGAGAGTTATTTGAAGACCTAACAGGCCTATCTCCAGATGAACTTAGTTTTCAAGAAATGAGAGAGATAGTTTATGGTGTAGAGCAAGAGCAACCAGAGGCAGAGCGAGCCTCTGAGCTTGAAAGAAAAGCAAAAGCAAAAGCTGAGATAGTCAGAAAAGGACTTAACAAGGCTTTTGATACTGTATCTACAATAGTAAATGAATTAATTGAAACAGAAACAGACCCGTTTACTGGAGAAAAATTTAGCCTTACTGATGCTCAGAAAACATTGGTTAAGGATTTTATTAATATAGATATAAATAAGCTTAGTGAACAAGACACTATTATAGCTTTGGATTCATTAATAAACTTTGCTACCAACAAAACTACAGGAGGTATGGGTGCAATAGTTCAAAGAGACAAAGGTAAGTTAGGCGTTGAGACTATGAAGTCTTTAGGGATTATTGCTAAACCTTTATCTGCTATTTTAAAAT